GGCTAAGAAAAATGTTGAATTGAATGATCGTATCGTGAATATGAAACACAATTTTAATTACACGATTGAAAAAAGTGAAGAAGCTTATACGAAGTTAGAGGTAAAACATGACAAATTAAATAGAGAGCTTGCAAGATTAGAAATTGAGAATCTGAAACTTAGAGATTTACTTAAAGATTTACTATGAATTGGGGTTATCATCCAGTACCTAAGAAGCCATTTAAAGGTAAGAAGAAACAAGAAGTATTCAAAGGGAGAACTATTCCAACTAAGAAACAAAGAGGATCAGTCAGTAAAACAACTGCTAAACGAGTATTTGAAATACATGATGAGTATTGCGTTGTTTGTGGAAGTAACCAAATAGAGCTGCACCATGTTAAACCTAAAGGATTCTCGAATGGTGGGCGAGGTACAGTAAGAAATCTAATTCCATTATGTCCAGAACACCACAGGGGAAAAGAAGGGGTTCACAACAATAAGAGGTTGATGCAGAAACTCCAATATGAACAAGAGAAGCGTTTCGGAAAGTATTACTACATGGATAAGTTTGATCTATTCAAATTAGGATTAATACCTAACACAGAAGATGCAGAGTTTGAAAAATTCATGAAACGAATGGAGAAAACAGATGGATGAAAAGTATGTTGATATCATTTTCACTACAGAAGAAATAGCAGATTACTTATTCAAAGAGTTGGTTCAATTGGGATATGCGCCAGAAGAAGATGAATTAGATGATTTAGCGGAAATTATATTCGAGTTTATTTTAGAGAAAGTTGGAGCAGAAGAAGTAGACGAGGAGGGATAACCTTTGAAGATTTGGGTATTAGAAGAAATCATTAGAAATAGTGACGGAGATTTAATACAGAATATTCAAACTTACACATCAAGACCAAAGAAGTACACATACATCATTTTTAAATAATTGGAGGAAATAAAATGAATTCAGTAAATATTATAGGGCGTTTAACAAAAGATTGTGACCTTAGATATACCACAAATGGAAAAGCAGTAGCAACATTCACTGTAGCAGTAACAAGACAATTCAACAGAGAAGAAACAGACTTCATTAATGTACAATGTTGGTCAAATGCAGCAGAAAATACAGCTAAATTCACTAAAAAAGGTAGTTTAGTAGGAGTAACTGGTCGAATCCAAGTTAGATCATATGACCATGATACAAAAGGTAGACAATATATAACTGAGGTTGTAGCCGATTCTGTACAGTTTTTAGAGCCTAAAAACAGTGGGAATACAAATACACCTGAAAGTAAAAACGAAAGCAATATGGGGCAAAAGATGAGCTTTAATGATGATCCATTTGGAAGTAATAAAACAATTGATATTCCAAGTGATGAATTACCATGGTGAGGAGTGAGGATATGAGTGAGAGAATGAGATTTTTTGAAGAAGTAGCAGAAAAATATAAAAAGTATGACGATGAAACGATTCTTCCGAGAAGGGGAACACCTGGCAGCGCAGGACACGACTTCAGAGTTAAAGAAGATGTAATTTTATATCCAGGTGATTACAAATTAGTTTTTACCGATGTGAAAGCTTTCTTCCCAGAAGATGAGGTATTGAAGTTATATATGAGATCATCAGCACCAGTTGGGTTAATTCTGAAAAATATCGTACCTATTATTGATTCAGATTACTATGGAAATCAAAAAACAGGAGGAAATATTGGTTTAAGTTTTATGAATATTGGTAATAAAACAATCTTAATTCCAAAAGGTGAGCGAATCGTACAAGGGATTTTCGTACCTTACTATATTACAAATGATGATGATCCAGTAAATAATGAGCGTTTAGGTGGTTTTGGCAGCACTGGTAAATAAGTTTGGTTCAAAGTTTAACATAGTGATTAGTAATAATACACATTAAGGAGTGATTCTGAATGTTGGATTTATTTTCTACTTCGGATATGGCTTGGCAGTGGGCGAATAATCATCCTTATTTATATACGGTCATTAAATTAGGTCAACCGTCAGTATGGGCGGTCATCATATATGCAGGAATTAGAATTGTAAACACTTTTGTAAAAAGGGGTGTTTGATATGTTTAGTATGGATGACATCAACGAATTCGAAATCAAGTTAAGTGAGTTAGAGAAACTAATGAAACAACCAGGGGCGACGGATTTAATCGAGGTACAGTACGGAGAGAAGAAACATAGATTTTATAACTTTGAGATTGATAAAGCGTTAGATTACTTTAATGAGAAGAAGAAGTTAGGTCTTGTAGTGAGTATGAAGAAGGTTGCTGAACTTTAGACGACTATTGTGCAACATCGAAAGGAGTGGAGAAAATGGGAGAAGCGTTTGCTAATTTAGAAAAAATTCGTCACAACATAATAAAAGAAACGGTGCAGAATGGCATAGAAGATTTTAAGAAGAATCCAGGTAAACAAGAGGTTCGATTGAGGTTTTCACAACCTGTTTTAAAAACTTTGCTAATTTTAATCGAAAAAAAGATTGAAACAGATGAAATTGAAGAAGAAAGCAAAAGATGGAGAGAACATCTTGAACAACAACAAGAAGATTAATGAACAATTCGAACAAAGAACGAAATAGGAGAACGGTATGCAACAGCAAATACAGGACTTAATTAGAAAATATGAGCAGGATATCCTCCTGCTCTTAAACAGAAAAGAAAATTTAAAACCCACTGATCCATTATATGCGTTGATTGAAATAGCAGTACTAAATAAACAAGAGTTTGTCTATGAATTGAGGTCGATATTGTGACTAAATATAACGCTAACAAAGTTAAATTAGATGGTATTAAGTTCGATAGCCAAATGGAAAGCCTGTACTATAAACATCTTAAAATATTAGAAAAAGCTAATATTATATCATTCTTTGTTTGCCATCCTCAATATATCTTGCAAGATTCATATCGAAATGATGAAGGTGTAAAGATACGAGCGATTAAGTATATAGCTGATTTTGAAGTGACTTATCCAGATGGACGAGTAGAAATCGTAGATATAAAAGGGAAAGAAACAGAAGTATTTAAAATAAAGAAAAAGCTGTTTGAATATCGTTATCCAGGTAAAAAGATTATCTGTATGAAACACACCAAAACATGGGGATGGGAAACGTTAGAGGAAGCGAAGTTAAGGGGGAAAAAGAAATGACACAAAAAGAGATTATTAAAAATATACATGATCGTTTAGAAAACGTAGCAGCATTAACACCATTTGAACGAGTGTTAATTGAGTATGCTGTAGAAGAAGTGTTGAAGTTGGTGAAGAAGTGAGTGAACGATTAACACCAGAACAACAATTAGGTGTTCTATATAAACAAGTAAACACATTAAACGATGATTTACCAGGTGATGTACTGAAAAAGTTAAAGTTATATGCTGAAATTCTTACATGGACAGGTAAATTACACAGTGAATCTTTAAAAGCATGGAAATTAGCAGAGAGCAAACGGAAAGAAACGGTGGCTACTGTATACAGTTTAGATCCGAATGGCACAAGTAAAGAACGTGAAATGAAAGCAGAAATGGCTGCTAGTGAATTCAGACGAGAAGAAGCAGTGGCAGAAGCTAATTGTATGAGGTGGAAAAACGCTTATACAAGTACAACGGAGTATATCAACATCTTGAAGATACAGTTAAAGGATATGAAAGACTTGAATCAAGGGGGAGTTTAAGTGGAGAAGATTATTATTACTGAAGAACAAGAAAAAACTCTAAAAGGATATACTTATCCAAATCCTGATAAAGTATCACTTTTAATTAGTTTGCATAGTGTTTTGGATTTAGATTTAGTGACACTTGCACGAATCGTAGAAGGTGAGCCGTATAAGGTTAAGTGTGAGTTCAAGGTTGGGGATTTAGTTCAACGTAGTAGAGGGAATATTTTGGAAGTCGTAGATGGTAAAAATGATCCATATAAACAGACTACATTATCAATTATAGAAGAAATTGGGGCACCTCTTTATAAATTAATCTGTAAAGCAGAAAACAGAGAAGATTTGAAAGGAGAATAAGATGGAACAGGTATATGAAGAATTTAAACTCACATCTGTTATACGAAGGAAAGCAGAAAAGATATTATCCAGTTACCGATATATAGATGCTCAAATCGAAAATCTAAAGTATGATTTACCACAAATAAAGCTCACTCCTTCATATGAGTTAAGAGAAAGCTCTAGTAATGGTGAAGTGAGTAACACGATCGAATCAATGTATATTAAGATTGAGGATATAGAAGAACGATTGCAAGAGAAGACAAGGATTAAACGGAAATTAGACATCCTTCACAATGAATTACACGACAGACAAAAGCATATATGGGAGAAACGGTATATATTCGGTTTCTTTGATGATGATGTAATAAGTGATTTAAAGATAAGTAGAAGGCAGTATTACAGAGAAAAGAATGAATTACTTAGTTTGGTGGCTGAAGCGTTTTATTTGATTTGATGAACACTAGACAAATATTGTGCAACAAATGGAGGTGGAAGTAATGATGAATTTTAACTTTAATTGGTGGCAAACAATACTAATAATTGTATCCATAATTATTATAAATATCGTTTGTTTCCCTGTATTTGTACTACAAAGAATAGGTTTTAAATGTAAGTTACTTTCTAATGTAATTTATAAAATAGGTCTTGACCAAGTAACTTATTACGATATTTATATTTACAAAAAGTAATGCACTCTACGAGACAATAGGTTATCGACAATTATAGGGACATAAAAGGAGTTGAAGAAATGAAGGTTAAAGCAAAACGTAATGACAGTTTTTTGGGAATTGTTGCAGGAGAAACATACAATGCAGAAATAGTAAACGGTGGCATTAGTGGGAGAATCAGAGTTTACACAAATGGATATGTAGTTATGTTTAATGAAAAAGATTTTGATTTTGTTACAGATGAAGAAGTCCAAAAAGAAATAGACTCTATATTCGGTAATATGTCAGATGAAGAATTTTACAAAGAATTAGAAAATGCAGGATTTGAATTCGATGAAAAGTGATACTGCACTCTACGAAACAAGAACGTAACATGGCACTATTTGGTACACGAGAAGATAGAAAATAAAGGAAATAAAGAATATACTAATAAATAGAGAAGTATCGGAAAATACTTTTCAAGTAAATATTTCTGAGTAAGAACAGAAAATATTTATATTATATACACTGTAACAGTAGTTTGTAGTTTTATTTGCACAAGTATAAAAGTTCCCCTTTTATATGATCTTTGACAATTTAATAATGAATGATAAAAGAGTCCTTTATCGAGTGAGGGACTCTTTTTTTATATTTGGTGAGGTATGAATAATACCAGGGTTAATCCTTCTTAATATGACTAGTGGTGGGGGTCGAAGGAAATATAATTAAGCAATTAGCGTGTGAGGTGGGATAGATGGCGAAGTATGAAGAATGGCTAACAGAAGAAGGGTTATTACTTCTCCAAGGTTGGGCTAGAGATGGCTTAACAGATGAACAGATAGCAAATAACATGGGCATTGCTACATCTACTCTATACGAATGGAAAAAGAAGTATTCAGAGTTCTCGGAGTCCTTAAAAAAGGGAAAAGAAGTAATTGATCGTCAAGTAGAGAACGCATTGTTAAAAAGAGCGTTGGGTTACTCATATACAGAGGTAACTAAAGAAGATGGTGTAATCACAAGAGAAGTTATTAAAGAAGTTACACCTGACACTACAGCTCAAATTTTCTGGTTGAAAAATCGTAAGGCTAAAGAATGGCGAGATAAACAAGAGATTGAGCATAGTGGCGAGATGACCAATAAACAGGAAATCAAGCACGATCTAAGCAAGTTGGATGTTAAGGAGTTGAAACAACTTGAATCACTCCTTACCAAGTCTGAAGGCGATTAAACAAGAGTTAGCTAAAAGAGATTATGGAAGTTATGTAGAATATGTATACGGCCATGTAGGATATAAACACGCAACACATACATTATATATATCTGATGTTATCCAAAAGGCCATACAAAAGAAACAGGATATGATGAATGGTCTAATTCCGATGGAGAATCAATACATCGCATTAAATATGCCACCACGACATAGTAAGTCTATGACGATTACTGAAACCTTACCATCTTATTATTTAGGGAAATTCCCTTTGCATCGTGTGATTGAGATTTCATACGGCCAAGACTTTGCGAAGAAGTTCGGGAAGAAGAATAAAGAAAAGATAGATCAATTCGGTGATGAATTGTTTAACATTCAATTAAGTACCAGTTCATCGGCCGTTGACGACTTCTACTTATCGAATGAAGTTGGAGGTATGATTTCAAGAGGTGCGTTATCTGGTGTAACTGGCCAAGGTGCAGATTTAATGATTATAGATGATCCGATTAAAACAAGGGAAGAAGCCAATTCAGAAGTATACCGTAATAAGTTATGGGATGAATGGGTAGATAGTTTTTCAACTCGTTTACATCCAGGTGCAATTGTTATTCTGATTTTGACAAGATGGCATGAAGATGATTTACAAGGTAGGTTGTTAAATCCTGAATACGGTGAACCATTACCTTGGAACGTCATTAACTTACCGTTAGAAGCTGAAGAAAATGATTTGCTAGGTAGAACACCTGGCACTCCATTGTGGCCAGAGAGATACGGCCACAAGTTCATTGAAGATAGGAAGAAGTATCCTAGTTCATTCAATGCTTTGTATCAAGGTCGGCCAACAGCAGCAGAGGGGAATATTCTCAAAAAACATTGGTGGAAGTATTATGATAAGCTCCCACAACTAGCAAGAATCTTAATCAGTGTGGATGCAACCTTTAAAGATGGTGAGGATAGCGACTATGTGGTTATTCAATCATGGGGTAAGGTTGGTGCTGATATCTACTTATTAGACCAAATTAGAGAGAAGATGGACTTTCCAGAAACTCTTAGAGCGATTGAGAGTATGAAGAATCGTTATAATCGAGCAACGATCATTGTAGAGGATAAAGCAAATGGGTCTGCGATCGTGAGTATGTTAAGAAGAAAGATAAGTGGTGTGATACCGATTAATCCACAAGGTGGTAAGGTAGCTAGGGTAAACGCAGTATCAGATCATATTGAGAGTGGTCATGTGTACTTACCTTCTAATGTATCATGGTTAACAACGTTCTTAGATGAAGCGAGTGCATTTCCAAATGGTAAGAACGATGACCAAGTTGATGCAATGTCACAGGCTTTAAATCGTTTTATATATCATTATGCAGAGTTGGATAAGGAAAGCGATCCTGACAACCCGACACCACAAGAGAAACACGAGAAGATGGTTAGACAGTTAACAGGGAAGAAACCTCGAATAAAATCTATAACAAAGTGGTGAGATGGTGGAAATTACAGCGTTATTTTTAGCAATGTTATCAATCTTAAGTGAAAAAGGTATTATCACCAACCAAGAAGAAGCAGATTTAATAGAAATTAAAGAAAATTTTATTAACAATACACCTTATAAAAAAGGTACTGAAATAGTATTAGCAAGCATGATTGAAGAATACTTCGAGAATAAGAAAAAGGTGAGTAAATGAAAAAACAAGATGAATTATTAATATTAGTAGCGAATATGTTAAAGGCTTTAGGTGGTACGTTTGAGATTAAACCAGAAGATACATTCGATTTAGACCAAGAGATTGTGATACTAACAGATCCTGAAACACTTGTAACAACTATTCAGTTACGAGATAAGAAAGAAGAAGAAGGTGTTTAAATGGCTTTGTTCTTATCAGGAATGGGCGCAACTATTGGTTTAATACTAATACTAGGCGCAGGGTATTTACTAGGCAAGAAGAACGCTCCTAAAGCGATTGTAATTGAAGATGAGGAACAACGATTAAAAAAAATAGAGAAAGCACGACAGTTTAATAATCTAATGTCCTATGATGAGCATAAGGCATACGGTAAGAAGGTGAACTAATGGATAAAACAAAAGCCTGGAAACTTTATGAAGCAGGGAAGAAATACAATAATCAATTAAAACCAAACTATTATAATATGGTTGATACAAACTGGGCTTTCTTTAATGGCGATCAATGGCGTAATGTGGATGCAGATGACATGCCACAACCAGTATTTAATATCATTCGTAGGGTCATCACATTTTTAGTCGCTTCATTAACGAGTGGTAAGACGAAGATCAACCTGGAAGAGCTACAAGATAGTATACAAGAAGATCAATTCGATGATAGTAAGTTAGCAACTAAACAGATTAATGACCTATTAGAGAAATTTAAATTCGATATTAAATTAAAAGATGCGTTGTTTGATGCAGCCAATACTGGCGATGCAGCAGCGCATTTTTATTTTGATGTAAATAAGAAACCGTTTGGGGATGTCGTGACCCTTGCTAATGGTATGAAGGTAGAAGGAGTAAGTGGTGAGATTTGCATGGAATTAGCAGATGGCACAAACGTTTACTTCGGTAATGCGAATAACAATGATGTTCAAACGCAACCTTATATTATTATTAGTGGTCGTGACATGGTTAAGAAGTTACAAGAAGAAAAGAAACAGTACGCAAAACTAACAAAGATGATGAAAACTGATTCAAGTGAAGTACAAGAGGATCAAACAACATTAGATTCTGCAGGAGATAGTGGGAAAATAGAAGTGGATGCTGATGGATATGGTAAAGCTCAATACATTATCTTATATGAGAAACGCAAGGTAATGAAAGATGGGAAAGAAGTTGAAACAGTATTTGCTTCAAAGAGTACCGAGAAGTCTTACATTTATGAAGAATGGGATACAGGAATGACTAAATACCCTGTTGCTTGGATGAATTGGGAGAAGCGTAAAGGCTCTTATCATGGCATTAGTCAGTGTGGAGCAATTCTTCCTAACCAAATCTTCATTAATCGTATGTTTGCAATGGTCATGTATCATCTAATGAATACAGCCTTCCCTAAAGCTGTGTACAACGCTGATTTCGTACCTGAATGGAACAATGAGATTGGTGCTGCTATCCCTATTTTTGGTAGTGATATCGGCACAAACATCCGTAATATCGCAGGCTACTTAGAACCTGGGAATATGAGTGGTCAAATTGTACAAGTATTAGAGCTTGCAATTGATAAGACAAAGGAAATGTTAGGGATCAACGATACTTCACTAGGTAACGTTAGACCTGACAACACTTCTGCTATTGTTGCAGTGCAAAAGAGTGCAGCTATTCCATTAGAGAACCCTAAAGCAAACGCTTATCAATGGACTGAAGACATCGGAGAGATTCTACTTGACATGATGGGAACATATTACGGTCAACGACCAATGCAAATAGAGGTTGAAATGCCTAAAATTGACCCAATGACAGGTGAAGAACAATTAAATCCTGATGGAACACCAATGACAGAGAGTAAAAGACAATTAGTGATGTACGATTTTAATAAATTAAAAGACTTATGGCTAAATGTTAGTGCTGATGTTGGTGAATCGTCTTATTGGAGTGAAATCGCTTCACAACAAACACTTACAAATATGCTAAGTCAAGGGTTAATTGATGCAGTTCAATTTATTGAGCGTATGCCAGATGGAATGATACCAGAGAAAGATGATCTACTCCAAGAATTGAAAGCGAAGCAACAACAAATGGAAATGCAGCAACAACAACAAATGCAAATGCAACAAGAACAACAGATGCAGCAACAACAAATGAATGAGGAACAGCAAGCACAACAACAGCAAGTTGACCACATTCAACGACAAGAAGAAATTAACTTGAAGCATAGAGAGTTAGACATTAAAGAAAAGCAAGTTAATTCAAATAAGAAGGGAGAAAAGAAATGACCTTTAAAGAGTTATTCCCTACTTTTATAGCAGGAACGCCGATTAAACGTAAAGT